CTTCTTCTTTTTATTACGCTTCTTGGCTTGCTTAGGTTTCTTTTGTGGATTCATCTTAGCCATAGCTTTCTTCGCTTGCTTACGTCGCTTTCTTGCAGCTTTCTGCGCTGCCGATCTAACCATCTGAAATAAATCGAACGAATAGACACTTACAGGAGAAATACAATAATTGCGCCGACAGCAGGACCGTAGGCTAGGACAAAGACAGATGCAGTTAGAAGACCGACTGGAGTCAGTTTCTAAACAACACGTAAAGAATAAAATTAGCAAGGAAAAAGAGCAAAGGAATAACAACAAGCATGCACGGGGAAGAGGATTAATAATTCTAGAAGTCTTATAAGCAACCTGAGGGCAAGCTGCTGGACTAGTCACTTCTATCAATGCTTGCGCATATCTATTTTCATCACAATTCCTACCAGTATACAATTTCCACAACGCAGAATCAGGGAGATAATTTTTCCATGCATTAGCCATAGATTCAGAAAGATCAGAAGCTGTACGATCACGTAGATAGTTTATCAATGAAGAAAACCAAATACGACACGATTCACAACCAAATGTTTCATTTCTTAAACCACATGCACGAATCACACTCATTCTCAAACTCTGTTCTTTATTATCCACAAGCATATTTGAACGCATGCGCTTACAATCAATAACAGGTAAATACATTTCATACGGCAAACCTGGAACAACAGTCTTCTGATATGTATGCCCAATGAAGGACAACTTATCAAAATCTACAAGTTCTTCAGTTTCCGAAGTATAAACCATACCAATTTTATGCGCTACTTCTAAAACACGTTTAGGATTATAAAACTCTTGGATAATTCTATCAACTGCAACATCAACATCATCACCACAAAGAATTAATTGAACAAACTTTTTCCACGACTCATAATTATGATACTCTTCAGGAACAAGCTCCAAATACAAAACAGCCATATCAGTATAATTTAAAAATGAGTTATCGGGAGTTGTACACCCTTGACCACTCGGTTGACCTCCATCACGTCCGAAGACGTGACCATCTGGTAACACAAATGGAGAGCTTATTATCTCTTCATACAAATTTTTAGATCGCACACGATTT